ACACGCAGGGAAAGCGGCCTGTGCCGACGTGCAGGACGTTGCGCACACCATGGCGCGGGTGTATTACACCTATGACCACGCGTTGAAGAGAGGCAAGCTCGCAGCGGAGCGGATCCGGAAGCAGGGTATCGACTGGGACACCTCGGCGAAAAACTTTGCCCGGATCGTCGCGAAACACACACGCCAGGAGGCAGTCGCGGTATGAAGCAGCTGTATTTCCTGCGCGGGATAAAGACCGGCTCGACTACGATCATTTCTCATTTCATTCGGAACGGGAAACGGGAAAGCATTATCTCGAACCATGACATGACCTGTCCTGAAGACACGCTGGATGTTGCGAATGTATTCACCGTCATTAGGGACCCGGCAGACTGGCAGGTTTCTATTTACCACCAGGCAATACGGCGCATGGGCTCAGATATGAGCTTCGAAGCGTTCTACGAGAGGACCAGAAACAATCCGGTCAACCCGTGTAACGGGAGATACAACCGTGAATGCATATACTTCGACCGCTTTTTTGGCTGCGCTCCGCAGGAGGTCGGCGGATGGCTCGAAAAGCTGTGGGGCGTGACGGTAACGGACAAGCTCGATGAGGACCTTCCGCTGCTGTTCGAGTATTACGGGCTACCGGCGGCCGGATACAAGAACCAGCGTGTGACCGGCGAGTATGACGAGATCGACAAAGAAATGACGCCGAAGGTCTATACCCTGACCGATGAGATGCGGAAGCGGATATACAACGAGAACCCGCTGGATGTTCAGTTGTATGAACTGGCAAAAGAGCTGCGTATACAGTGGCTCGAGAAATTAAAGAGGGAGATGAATGGACGCTAAGATCACGATCACAACAGAATGCGGCGCGAAATGCAGGACCTGCCCGGTACATACGATGCCGAAAGAGTTTATGGACTTCGACTATTTTACCCGCATGTGGGACAAGCTCATGCACGAGGACCGGTATATAAACCGCGTGCTCCTGAACAACACCGGCGATATGTACTACCACCCGGACTGCGACCGGATGTTCGACTACATCGAAGAGCACCATTACCGGCCGGTCATTATGACCACGAATGCCAGCCGGATGAAACGGATCCCGAAAATAGACGAGATCGTCATATCCTTCAACGGCGGGACGAAGGAAGCATACGAGTATACCACCGGCCTCGACTTCGATGCCGTCGTTAAAAACATCAAAGACGCATACGAGGAACTCGAAAAGGTCCCGACCCTGCAGCTGCACTGTCTTATTTGGGAAGGGAACAAAGGCACGGAGCGAGACCTCGCGGAGCTCTGGAAGGATTTTCCGGGCTCGGTCCGGATATCGTACAAATACGACAACCAGATGAAAGAGGACTACACCCTCGCGCAGTACAAACGGTACGACCGGGAGCCGTGTAAATACCTCGGGATGCTGTCCATCATGCCGGACGGGCAGATTATCAGCTGTGCGCACGACTTCGAGCAGACCAGGAATTTCGGCAATTACGTCGAGAACGACACGTTCGATATCATCATGCACCCGCAGCGCCAGGAGATCCTTGCCGCACATTATGAGGGGAAATATCCCGGCATCTGCGAGAAGTGCAATTTTAACACGCCGGATCGGGGGAAAGTATTTTATGTGGAGGTGTGACCCATGGCACTAAACACGGCAAACAGTCTGATTGCGCTGGATGAGATGAAGACCTATTTGAACATCTCGATCGCGGACTATGACACCATTTTAGAGCAGCTTATCGACGGGGTGAGCTGGAAGTTTAACGAATACACAAACCGCAAGCTCAAAGCCCGTGATCTGACCGAATATTATAACGGCGAAGGGAAGACCGAGCTCTTCACCCGGGAATATCCGATCAATTCCGATAAGGATTCCATCGAAATATACATCGATTCCGACCGAGCATACGGAGCGGACACAAAGGTAGACGCGGACACGATCATTATCGACTCAAGCATCGGAAAAATTACCCTCGAAGAGGACTCGTTTGTCGACTATCCGCAGGGCACGAAAATTGTCTACAACGCCGGCTATTCGACGATTCCCTACGACTTAACGGAAGCCTGCAGAAAGCAGGTCAAGTATGAGTTCAACAAATGGAAAGACAACCGGGAAGGAAAGAACACGGTCAACATCGATGCCGGAAGCATTACGTTTACCGAAGACGCATTCCTGCCGGAAGTAGAACAGGTTTTAAAGAGGTATAAGGCGCATGGCCACATATACGCTTGAACAGTTTCGACGGAAGCTCGAACGGTTTGCACGGAAACAGCCGCGCATTGCACATAACGCAGTCAAAGCCGGTGCGGAGATGGTCCGCACCGAGGCGGTAACGAAGCATCTTTCCGGGCCGAAAATGTCACACGGCGCGGGCAGTAAAAAGAACGCGACCCTACAGCCGGACAGCGGGAGGCTCAGAAACAGTGTGTCGACCAGAGTACAGCGTTCAGGGGGGAGGATCCGCGGGACCGTCGGAACAAACCTGAAATATGCAGGCATTCATGAGTTCGGCGGGACCATACGACCGAAGACCAAGAAGTATCTGAAGTTTAAGGCGGGCGGCCGATGGTATTCGGCGAGCCAGGTAACGATACCGGAGCGGCCGTATCTCAGACCGTCGCTCGAGAAAAAGAGGAAAGCGGTCTTAAACCTGATACTCAGAAAACTATTGGAAGGATACAAGAGAAGTGGCTGATACAAAGAAAAAACAGATTGTCGACGCGCTTATGACTGCACTGCAGGGCATCACCGGGATCGGCAAGGTGACGCAGGACGAGCGGGAGTATACGGCCTATTCGGTCGGCGACTATCCGGCGCTGCTCGTGCAGAGCTCGAAGCCGACGGTGGACCGGCTCTCATACCCGCACAATACTGCGGACGACATGGAAGCTGAGATGGAAATACAGATAGAAGGCGTGGTCCACAACATCACGGCGAGCGATATCGAAGGTGACGCGGACGCGCTCAGGCAGGATGTCGAGCAGGCGATTGTAGGAAACGCGGCGCTCAATGCGCTGGTAAAAGATATATACCTGGAAAGCGATGACGACATCGCGGACCTGGACCAAAACTACGGGATATTCTCGGCGGTGTATACCGCTGTATATCACTATAACCACAACACTCCGTAAGGAGAAAGGAGAAAAGACATGGCGGCAACAATGGGAAAAGACGGCGGCTTTTATGTAGCAGGGAGCCTCGTCACGTTCATCGACTCATGGACACTCAACTTAAGCCGAGGCCTCGAAGAGGTCGGTGCTTACGGTGACGACTGGGACAAGGTCGCGCCGACGGTGAAAAGCTGGAATGCAAGTTTCAGCGGCACCCTCGACAGAAGCGACACGCAGCAGGCTGCACTGCTCGACCAGCTCGAGGACGCAGAAGACGCTGCACAGGTCGTCCGGCTGGCCACAGAGCGCGGAAGCGACTATTGGGAAGGTTCGAGTTACATCGAGTCTATGAGCATCAACAGCACGCACAAGGGCAAGGTGGCTATAAGCGGCAACCTTCGCGGACACGGCGAGATAACCTATACGGGGAGCTAATACATGGCACAACTCACGATTGAGGACAAATACGACATTATCCCGACGGTAAACGGCAACGACAAAGACGAGGCGCCGATGATATTTCATTGCAAAGTCTTAAACCCGAACGAGCGCGAACAGTGCTTGAAGTTCGAGGTGGAAAAGATGAGCGAAGACGGCAGGGCGCCGGTCACCGTCGACCGAAGGCAGATGTTTCTGCTTTCCGTGCAGTCTATCGAGAACTGCAACGTCAACGGGAAGGACATCACAACCGCACGGCAGTTTTTACAGCAGTCGGGCATGAGTGCGTACTATGACGATGTGACGCTTAAGATGATACCGCACTTGTCAGCCGAGGTAGTGTCAAAAAACTGATACCGGCCTTCCATCTCGCCATGATGGGAGGCTGGGAAGGTTACGACCCGGCGCCCGGGTACGAGGACCGGGAAATGGCGATACCGTATGCGGACACGGTCGTGAGGCGGGGAGATATACCGAAGATTATGCGGGACTATAAAACGGTCAAGCAGGTAACGCTGTTCTTCGATTGCGAAGCCATGGGACAGCTGCCGTATGCAGGCGGGCTCTATGAGCAGCCGTGGTATATCGTCGAAATATTCAGGACGCTTAAGGCAGAGTCGGCAAAACGAAAACAACGAGGCG